GAAGCAATCACCGCAATCTCTATCAAAGTTAAAGGTAATTATTTTGTGTTTGGTTGTGGCGATTATGTCAAGCATCGTGACGACGTGCACTATGCAAGATGTCGCGATGAACACGATCTCATTCGAAGATTCCTCGACCTATGGACAAGATGGCATCCAGATGTAGTCACTGGTTGGAACGTCGAGCAATTCGATATTCCTTATCTTGCTAATCGTATCATCAAATTGTTTGGTGAAGATGAAGCCAAGAAACTCTCGCCGTGGAATCGTATCAGCAAACGCGACACAGTGATGATGAATCGCCCTGTGCAGTTCTATGATATTTCTGGCATTGCGATTCTTGACTACATACAACTCTATCGTAAGTTCACTTATTCGCAGCAAGAATCGTACCGACTGGACAACATTGCTCACGTTGAGTTGGGTGAAAAGAAATTAGATTACTCTGAATTCGAAACTTTGCATCAACTTTATAAGCATGACTATCAAAAGTTCATTGAGTATAACATCAAGGACGTTGAACTTGTTGAGAAACTCGAAGACAAAATGAAGTTGATTGAGTTGGCTTTGACTCTTGCGTATGATAACAAAGTAAACTATGATGACGTCTTCACGCAAGTGCGCATGTGGGATGCGATTGTTTACAACTATCTACTCAAGAAAAAGATTGTCATCCCTCAAATGAAGAAGGGATCAAAGAGTTCGCAGTATGAAGGCGCATACGTTAAGGATCCAATCCTTGGCATGCACGAATGGGTTGCTTCATTTGACTTGAACAGTCTGTATCCTCACTTGATCATGCAGTATAACATCTCAATGGAAACATTGATTGAGCCGATGAAGTATACTGACAACATGCGTGGCTTTATTCAAAACTGTAGTGTGAATGTCGATAATTTGCTCAATCAAGAAGTTGATACTGAGATTCTAAAAGATCTTGGTGTGACTGTAACGCCAAACGGTCAATTGTTCCATATCAATAAAGGTCAGGGTGTTCTGCCTGAGATTATGGATACGATGTACAAAGATCGTACACGTTATAAGAAGTTGGCGTTGGAAGCCAAGAAGAAAATCGAAACTGTTCTTGAAGATAAGAATCAAGTGCAATATCTCGAGAAGCAAGTTGCTCGATATAACAATCTTCAGTTGGCTAAAAAGGTTACACTGAACTCTGCTTACGGTGCACTGGGCAATCAATACTTCCGCTTCTTTGATATTCGTATCGCCGAAGGCATTACAACAGCAGGTCAGTTGTCTATTCGTTGGATTGAAAAGAAGATCAACGAGTATATGAATGGCTTACTGAAAACCAAAGATGAGGATTATGTAATCGCTTCGGATACTGACTCAATCTATTTGAACATGGGTCCGCTGGTCAAGAAACTTTATCCTGATACTTCAGACACCAAGAAAGTCATCAAGTTTATGGATAAGGTTTGCGATGATAAGATCCAGCCATTCATTGATGCGTCATATGAAGAACTGAAAGAATATGTGAATGCGTATCAACAACGCATGGAAATGAAGCGTGAGTCTCTTGCTGACAAGGCAATCTGGACTGCGAAGAAACGATATATTCTGAATGTGTATAACAGCGAGGGTGTTGCGTATGCCAAACCTAAACTCAAGATCATGGGGCTTGAAGCGGTTAAATCATCTACGCCTTCTGCTTGCCGTCAGAAGATTAAAGAAGCGATTACGATCATCATGACTCAAACGCAAGATGATCTGCATACGTTCATCGAGAAATTTCGAAATGAATTTAAGACGTTGCCTGTTGAGGATATTTCCTTTCCACGATCAGTCAATGGCTTGACTGAGTATGGTGATGCTGCAAATATCTTCAAGAAGGGAACTCCAATTCATGTCAAGGGTGCATTGGTATACAATCACTTCTTGCGCGAGTTGAAACTAACGAAACGTTATCAACAAATTCAAGAAGGTGAGAAGATTAAGTTTGTTTATTTGAAACAACCCAACATCTTCAACAATAACACTCTTGCTTTTTTGTCTGGCATTCCAAAGCAACTTGATGCTCAACAATATATTGATTATGATTTGCAGTTTGAAAAATCATTTCTTGAGCCACTTGATATTATTCTGTCTGCAATTGATTGGCAGTCAGAAAAGGTTGAGTCGATTGAGGCATTTTTCTCATGATTAGTGTAATTATTCCGACAATGTGGGCGTATGAGCCATTTCTCAATTTCTTGGAAAACATCCTAGAATTGAATTGCGTCGGCGAAGTAATCATAATTAATAATTTAGTATCTGATACACCAAATCATTTAGCATTAAATCATCCCAAGGTTAAGATGCATAATATGCATCAAAACATATATGTTAATCCTGCATGGAATCTTGGTGCGCAATTAAGTCAATATGATACACTTTGCTTTTTAAGTGATGATGTTTTAGTAGACTTAAAAGTTTTTCAAGAAGCGAATAAATTTGTAACCAATCAAATTGGTGTTCTTGGATTTGGTTATCATCCAGCAATGTTCACTCTACACTCACAAAAAATTATCAATCAAAACGAAGTTGAACATTATATTGTTACGGGCGATATACAAATTAAAGAAACTAGTGAAAATGGTTTTGTACATAAAACTGGCTATGGCGCATTATTTTTTTTACACAAACAAAATTATGTTCCAATTCCAAAAGAGTTTCTCATAAGTGGCGGAGATAATTGGCTTTATGAGTGTCAAACTATTTTAGGCAGAATTAACTATTACATAAACAATTGCTTTTTCTATACTCCATGGAGTGTGACTGCAACTAGTTCAAAATTTGATGGTACATTAGGTGACTTCTCAAAAGAGAATCGAGAAACGTTTGTAAGTAAGATTGAAGAATTCAAGCGGTTGAATGGAAAATGATTAGTGTAATTATTCCGACAATGTGGAAAGCAATGGAGTATACAACGCAATTTTTGCGTGCTCTTGATGATCATCCATTAGTTGGTGAAATTTTACTAATTGATAATGATCAAACAAAGAAAGATGATGACTTCTTAAAAACAATTTCAAAATTGAACTACTGGACGTTTGAAGAGAAAAATATCTATGTCAATCCAGCATGGAATTTTGGTGCAAAAAACGCAAAGTATGATAAACTATTCATAATTAATGATGATGTTTTAGTTAATCTTTCTCAAATGGAAAAATTATATGATGAGATCACTCCTGATAAAGGAATGATTGGTTTTTCATATATGAGTTATTGCACATATACACTAGATGCATATGATACTTTAAAAAATTCTGGTTTTGGTGAAGATATCTCATTAGAAATAATCGATCCAAGACAGTATCCTAAAAACTCTGGAATGCCTCATCCTTTCTATGGATCAGCATATTTTATACATAAAGAAAGTTATTTTGAAATTCCAAAAGAGTTTAGAATCTACTACGGAGATTTATACATATATCTTTGTAACCTTAAAAAAGGTAACAAAAATTATTTGGTAGAGGATGGGTTAGTTATGACTCAATACTCGTCAACAGTCGCAACATCTTCTTTTGTGAGAGAAATTCTTGTTCATGAATCAAACATAATGAAAGAAATTCTTGCTGAACATGGATTAAGAAACATAAGGTATCAAATAATCTCTTAATGGCTTTACTCGCACTTATCGCAGGTTTATTGCTTTCTGGAACTGCAGCATATTACTCCATCATTGGATTAATCGCGATTTTCCCAGGAGCAGTATTTGCCATCTCATTAATGGGGGCATCACTCGAGTTTGCAAAACTCGTTGCTGCGTCTTGGCTATATCGCAATTGGGACATCGCGCCCAAAGTAATCAAGGGCTATTTCATATTTGCAATTATCATCCTAATGCTCATCACTTCGCTTGGAACATTTGGATATCTTTCCAAGGTTCATCTTGAATCATCAATTGGAGTTGCTGATAATTCTCTCGAGATTGCAAGAATCGAACAGCAGATTTCAAGTCAGCAAAGACAAATTGATAATGCACAGAAGGCATTGAACTCTTTAGACTCTGTTCTTGAAAATGCTTTTCTTGATGGAGCAAGGCTTCGTAATCAGCAAAAAGCAGAGAGATCTGCACTTAATTCTACAATTCAAAGTGCAGATGCTAAAATCGCTGAACTGAATTCAGAACTAGCTCCACTCCGCCGTTCTAACATAGAATCTGAAGCAAAAATTGGTCCATTAAAATATATCGCAGAATTGATTTATGGCAAAGAACAAGCAGCAGACTATTTCGATAGCGCCGTTCGATTTGTAATCATACTCATTGTTCTTGTGTTTGATCCGCTTGCAGTTTTGTTATTGATTGCTGCAAATATTTCTTATGTCAGCAAACCAAAAGAACCAGTTCTTGAGAAAAAGAAAAGAGTTGACAAAAAGGTTGACACAAAGTATAATAAAGGGATAAAGGGCAGTATCTACAATTTCATGATGGGTGATGACTTTGGTATCAAGCACACTGATGAACCAAAAACAGAACAGAAAGTGGAACAGCCACCACCCAGAGATACTCGATTTGACCCAAGAGATGATATAAAACCTGGTAATTATTAGGAGTGAATTATGAGTTTGTTAGAGAAATTGAAGAAAAACACGACGATTAAAGATACTGCCATTCTTGCTCGTTCCAAGTTCTTTGCTGCAAAGGACATGATTCAAACCAAGATCCCAGTTGTTAACGTGGCGTTTTCTGGTGATCTTGATGGTGGCTTCACTCCTGGTCTTACTATGTGGGCTGGTCCGAGTAAACATTTCAAGACTGCGTTCAGCCTCTTGATGGCAAAGGCATATCAAGACAAGTATCCTGAGTCAGTCATTCTTTTCTATGATTCAGAATTCGGCACTCCACAAAACTATTTCACTTCGTTCGGTATCGACACAGATCGTGTTGTTCATACACCAATCACGGACGTTGAACAATTGAAGTTTGATATTATGCAGCAGTTGAGCAACATTGAACGTGGCGAGCGCGTCATGATCATAATTGACTCAATTGGTAACTTGGCTTCGAAAAAAGAAGTTGAAGATGCGATGGATGGCAAGTCAGTCGCTGATATGAGTCGCGCAAAACAAATTAAATCCCTGTTCCGTATGGTGACACCACACCTCACCCTAAAGGACATTCCTATGGTCGTAGTAAATCACACCTATAAAGAAATAGGTCTGTATCCCAAGGATATTGTCGGTGGCGGGACAGGTTCTTATTACTCTGCTGATAACATTTATATTCTTGGTCGTCAGCAAGAAAAAGATGGCACTGATTTGATTGGATATAATTTCATTATCAACGTTGAGAAATCTCGCTATGTTCGTGAAAAAGCCAAGATCCCTGTCACTGTTCGTTTCGATGGTGGCATTTCTAAGTACAGTGGTCTTCTTGAC